CAAGGGCCGCCAGGCGAAGGCCGGCTGAGCGGCGGCTGAGCGGCCCGGGACCCGATCATGCGCATCGTCGTCGTCACTCCGCCCGCGGCGCCCGTCGTCTCGACGGCCGAGGCGAAGGACCATCTCAACGTCCATTTCGACGATGACGATGTGCTGATCGCGGCAATGGTCGCCGCGGCGACGGCGAACCTGGACGGCCCGGAGGGGTGGCTGGGCCGCGCCCTGGGCGAGCAGACGCTGGAGGCGCGGCTGCATGCCTTCGGGAGCGACCCGATCCTGCTCCCGCTCCCGCCGCATATCGAGATCGCCAGCATCAAATATGTCGACACGGACGGGGTGGAGCAGACGCTCGATCCCGGCGAGTATGAGCTGCTCGGCGCCGAGCTCGACCTGGCCTACGGCAAGACCTGGCCGAGCGTTCGCGGGCAGCGGGAGGCGGTCCGGATCCGCTTCGCCGCCGGCTATGAGGACGGGCTGCATCCGTCGATCCACTCCGCCATCCTGCTGATGACGGGCGACCTCTACGCCCAGCGGGAGACGTTCGTCACCGGGACGATCGCGCAGGAAGTGCCGATGTCGACGAATGTGGTGAACCTGCTGACGCCGCTGAGGATGTGGGTCTGATGGGCATGCGCGCTGGCCGGCTGCGCGACCGGATCACGGTGCGGCGGCTGACGAACACGCCGACCGGCAAGGGCGGGTCCACGCGGTCATGGGCGAACGTGCCGGAGATGGTGCGCATGCCCGCCGAGGTGATCGGGCAGAGCGGGCGCGAGGCGGTGATCGTCAATACGCTGCAGGGGACGGCGACCTACCAGGTCAATATCCGTTGGCGGCCGAACGGGCCGCGGGCGAGCGATCAGATCATCTGGCATTCGCCTGGCGGCGACGTCGAGCTGAACGTGCTGGCGCCGCCGGTCGACCGGTACGGCACGCGCGAGGAGCTGCAGATCTTCGCCGACACTTCGGCGCCTCAGGGCGCAGGATCCTAAGAGGGAGCATGACGATGACCACGGTGAAGGTGAAAGCGACGCGGGATTTCCAGAGCGCCCAATATGGCAGCCGCCAGCGGGGCGAGCAGTTCGACTATGATCTCGACAAAGATTCTGGCCGGCTGAGGCGCGACGGTTTCGTCGAGGCGGCCGCGGCGACCGCCAAGCCCGCGGCCGCCAAGTCCGCGGGCGCGCAGGGCGGCAAATAGGCCATGTCGCGCGGTCGCGGCGGATCCTTCTATCGGGCCCAGTCCGCCCGACGCGAGGCGTTCTCCGGGCACCGCCGGCGCGTGCGCGGCGATCGCGCCTTCCGCCGGCTGATACGAAAGCTGCCCGAGGCAGCGCGCGAAGAGATCTACCAGATGTTCCTCCGTGGCGGAGATCGCATCCTGGCGGCGCAGCGGGCCCAGTCGCCGAGCAGCAGAGTGCGTGCGGCGCTATCGAGGCGGGTGTCGAAGACGAGCCTGCGGCTGCGGGTCGGGCTGATCGGGCGGCCGATCAATCGCCGATTGTACTTCGCTCGCATCCTGGAGAAGGGCCGGCGCGCCCAGATCGTCAACGTCACCCGCCGCATGAAGGCGGGAGGCAGGCCATACCAGATGCGGGTACGGGCGATGGCGGCTCGGCCGTATGTCTATTCGGCACAGACCAAGGCGATCCGCGACAGCATGGGCGGGGAGCTTGGCACCTTCTGGGATCGGACACTGGCGCGAGCCGGCCAAGGCATAAGCGATGGCTGATCTCAAGCTTGCCGCCCAGGCAGCAATCTACGGCGCGCTGAACGGCGCGGCGGTGGTAACCGACCTGGGCCCCGTTTTCGAATATGTCCCCCAGGACGAGGAGCCACCGTTCACGATCGTCGATCGCATGTCGGCGACGCCGCAGGGCGGCAAGGACGGTGCGTTCGACCTGATCGAGTTCGACATCCTGACCGTCGTTCGCGAGCCGGGGCGGGAGTTCCTGACGCCGCTCATGGCGGCGGTGCGGGACACGATCGAGGGCGCGACCCTGGTGTCGGCCGCCGCGATCCTGTCGCCGCCGGAGTTTGTCGGCGACGAGGACGAGCTGCTCGAGGACGGGCAGACCTATCTCGGGCGGCAGCGCTTCTCGCTGTTCGCCCAGCCTGCAGACTGACTTTCGGAGAACCTGGACCCCGGCCTCCGCCGGGGCGCTATGTGGGAGGCCGTGATGGCGAAGAAGCTGGGCAATGACTATCGGCCGTGGATCGAGAGCGCCGTGGCCGGCACCTACAACGAGATCAAGGGCAACACGACCCTGTCGATCAGCCGGTCGGGATCGACATTCTCGATCGGGACAAAGAGCGACTTCCCGGTCGATCCGCAGGCGCCGGGCTCGCGCGGCCATTCGATTTCGCTGGGCGTGATCCCGGACCTCCCCGACGCCGACGGATATGAGCGGCTGATGACGCTGGCGCGATCGTCGAGCGTGGCCGCGATCGGTTTCCAGATCCGCAAGGGCGGATCGTCCGGCGTTACTCCCGGCGACGTCGTCTACGAATGCGACGTCTACGTCACCCAGGACGACAACGACCTGAACCAGAATTCGCCGGTCGGCGCATCGGTGACCCTGGTTGCCGGCGCGGTGCCCACCATAGACGAACTGGCCTGACCGTGGCTGGGGGGAAAAGCACCGCGGCCGCGAAGGCAGCCGAGGTCAACCGGCGCGGCGAGATCACCGTGCCGCTGGACGGCGAGCTCGGGCTGCGGCCCGATTTCGAGGCGATCGAGGCGATCGAGGCGCAGCTCGGTTCGTGCCGCGACCTGTTCGTCAAGGCCAACGACAATGCGCTGACCAACCAGGAAGCGGCGATCATCGTTACCGAGCTGCTGCGCGGCTACGGCCGATCGCATCCCGATGATGCGCGGATCGCGGTCTATCGCGATGCCAAGGTCAAGCGGATCGGGGCGCTGATCTATGAGACGGGCATCCTCGCGATATGTCCGCGCTTAGGCGTGATCCTGCTCGGGGCGGTGACCGGAGGCTATACCGCCTCGGGGGAAATGAAGACGCCGGCGATCAAAGCGAGGTCGACGCACGCCGGCGGATGATGGGCCAGGCCGCGGCGGCGTTCCATTGGAGCCCGTTCGAATTCTGGCGTTCGACCTCGCACGAATGGTGGGCCGCCTACGAGGCCTATCGCGACATGCACAAGAAACCCGACCAGTAGAGAGGAACCGAGACGATGGCGCTTCGGGGCGGCAGCGACGTGCGGCAGCTGCTGCTGCAGGTCGACGCCTCGGTCGCGCTTGCGCAGCGCAACCTGGGCCAGCTGGCCGCCCAGGTGCAGCGCGATTCCGATCGGATGGACCGGTCGCTCGGCCAGGTCGACGGTGCGACGACGCGCCTCGGCGGCGCCTTCGGCCGGGTCACCGGCATTGCGGCTTCGCTCGGCCTGGCGCTCGGCGTCGGCACGATCGCCAACATGGGCCGCGACATGCTCAATTTCGCGGACGATCTCCAGACCGCTGCCGACCAGGCGGGTACTTCGGTCGAACGATATCAGACGCTGCGCGAGGCGCTGCGTGCGCTGGAGATCGATACGGCGTCGACGGACCGGATGTTCCGGCAGCTGCAGACGACGCTCGGCGACGTGCAGGCCGGCGCCGAGAACAGCGCGACCGCAGCGATCGAGCGGCTCGGCCTGACGAGCCGGATACTCAACGGCGAGATCACCACTTCCGATCAGCTGCTCGATGCGCTCGCAGAGGCGGCCACCCGCGCCGGCACCCAGGCCCAATACACCTCGGACATCGTCGACATCTTCGGACAGCGGATCGGCCCGCAGCTCGCCGCGGCGCTGCGCGACGGCGGCGACGCCCTGCACACGCTCGAGCAGCAGATGCGCGAGACCGGCACCGTCATCGACAGCGAGACGATCGAGAAGTTCGCCGAGGCCAATGAGGTGCTCGACCGCTTCTTCGAATCGACCAAGCGGCAGGTGGTGATCTGGTCGGCCGACCTGATCAGCGGCCTGCAGGACGTCGCCGCCGCGGCGCAGGACTTCATGAACAGCCTTCCCCATGATTTCCGCTTCGGGCAGATACTCAATCCACTGAGCACCATCGCGGGCATCGCGGCTCGCTATGCGACCAGCGAGGGCCGCCCCGAGGCGAGAAACGCCGGCATCATCGGATCGGCGATCGGCCAGCTGAACCGCCCCACGGCTCGGCCGCCGCGCACTCGAGGCGGTGGCGGCGGGGGCGGCGGCGGGCGATCGCGGCGGTCTGGCGGTGGGGGCCGCGCGGCGCGGCCGCGGGCGGCGCAGCGGGTGGCGCCGACGGACTTCATGTCGCCGTGGGTCGAGGGACCGACGCTCGGCGAGATGGATGAGGAGGCGGCAAGGCTTGCCGCGATGCGATCGGCCGTGATCGATGTCAGCGACCTGGTCCAGAACATCCCGACGCTCGACGATCTCCTGTCGCAGGAAGCGGCGGACCGGATGCTCGATTTCGCCCGCGACTTCCGGGAAGACCTGGCCGGCGGGCTGGCGCAGGCGATCATCTATGGCGAGGATCTGGGCGACGCGCTGGTCGACAGCCTCAAGCGCGCCGCGGTCGCTTTGCTCGAATCGCAGCTGCTGTCGCTCATGGGCGGCGGCGCCGGGACGGGCGGCGGCGGGCTGATAGGCTCGCTGCTCGGATCGATCCTCGGCCCCGGCAAGGCCGGCGGCGGGCCGGTCTTCCCGGGCACCGTCTATCCGGTCGGCGAGAGAGGGGTCGAGCTTTTCGCCCCGAAGGTGCCCGGCGTCATCATCCCCAACGGCGCGATGGGCGGCGGCGGCGGCGGGCCGACCACGAAGATCTTCGACTTGCGCGGCGCGATGGTGACGAGCGATCTGATGAACCAGATCAACAGCATGACGGACGCGAAGATCGTCCGATCGGCACCGGTGCTGATCTCGGCCGCGAAACAGGAAGTGATGGACAGCCTGGGGAGGCGAGGGTGAGCAATCGGGACCTGCCCGCGGCGCTGGCCGACGAGATTGCGAAGGTGGTGTTGCAGCCGGTGCTCGGCATCTTCGTCGACCTGCCCGACCCGGTCCATGTCTGCACCCTGCCCTGGGCGATCAGGTTTCCCGACGCCGCCGGGATCGAACGGGAGTGGATCGGCGGCGGCGACATCGGCAGCATCAGCGGCATCGACGAAGGGACGGACGGGTCCGCCGGCGGGATCAGGCTGACGCTCAACGACATTCCCATCGATATCGACACCGGGCCCGACGCCACCGACATCCGGTCCTATCTCGACCAGCAGGCGACGAAGGACGCAACGATCGAGATCTACGTCGCCGTGACGGAAGAGGATCATCGCACCGTCATTTCGTCGAAGCTGTTCCAGCGGTATCGGCTCGACACCTGGAGCCTGCTCGATTCGGGCGATGAGCTGCAGCTGGAGATCGGCGGCGAGAGCCGGATGCGCGATCAGGGGCGCCCGGCGATCAAGATGTTCACCGACGAATATCACCGGGCCCAGCATCCCGGCGACCTGTTCTTCCAGTACGTCGCGCAGATGGCGGAGGTGCAGGTGATGTGGGCCGCGGCGGCGCAGGGCGCCGGGGTGGCGAGCAGCGGCTATTCCGGCGGCGGCGGCAGCGGCACCGGGTCCACAGGGGGGCAGCATGCGGTCTGATCGCGCCGGGGAAGGCGGTTTCGGGTGGCATTGCCATTGCGCCGATCGCGCGGCCGAGGCGGTGCGCCTGGCTTCGGGGCGCGACGTGTGGGCCGAGCTGGGCGGATCGCCGCGGTCCTGGCGGGCGTGCGCAGCGCTGTACCGGCGGTTCGGCGTGCGGACGCTCGGGCAGATGGTCACTGTCGTCCTCGGCGAGCCGCTGGCTTCCCGTCGGCTCGCGATGCGGGGCGATATCGCGCTCGTCCAGGGCTCGCTCGGCGTCGTCCGCGGCGCCCTGGTCGAGTGCGTCGGTGGCGATGGCGAGGCGGTGATGATGCCGATCGGCGACGTCTCGGCCGCGTGGCCGGCGGCAAGGCGGTAGAGCATGGGCAAGGTCGTCAAGGCCGTCGCGGCGATCGCGATCGTCGCCGCCATTTCCTATTTCGCGCCGCCGCTCGGCGCGGCGCTCGGCAAGGCGCTGCTGCTCGGCGCCGCCGGCACGGCCGTCGCAACTGCGGTGGTCGGCATCGGGCTGTCGATCGTTGCCGGGCTGGCGATCAAGGCGCTCTCGCCGCGCGCGCCGAAGCCGTCGGCGGAGATGGGCGCGCCGGTAATCCTGCGCCAGTCGCTGACCGACAGCTTCATCCTCTACGGTCGGCGGCGGACCCAATATCTCAAGCAGGTCTTCTATCACGCCCGCCAGTCGGGCGACGATCATTACCGTTACTTCGTCTATGCCATTGCGGGTCACCGGATCGCGGGCAACCCGACCTGGCTGCTGAACGACGAGGAGGTGACCGTCGACGGTTCCGGCATGGTCACCACCGGCCCCTATGCCAATGCCGCCTGGCTGTGGCTGCAGCGCGGCCTGGCGAGCGAGACGGCGAACGCGACCTTCGTGTCGGAATGCGGCGGCAAGTGGACCTCGGCGCACAAAGGCGACGGCATCGCGGCGATCTACGCCAAGTTCCTGATGACGGCCGATGTGCAGCAGTCCGGCTTCGCGACGCCGACGGCGATCGTCGACGGCAAGGACGACGTCTACGATCCGCGTACCGATGCCGAAGGCTATAGCCGCAACGCGATCCTGTGCTGCTACGACTGGATGAGGCTGCCGCGCGAGGAAGGCGGCTTCGGCGCCTGGCCGGACGAGATCCCCGACGACGACTGGATCAGCGCCCAAGCCAATGTCTGCGACGAGACGGTCGACAGCGAGGCCCGCTACGCGATCGACGCGCTGATCGTCACCGGTGCGGCGCCCGCCGAGATCCGCGACCAGTTCGTCATCAACATGGCGGGCAGCCACACCTGCACGGGCGGCGTGTTCGAGATCAGGCCCGGCTATTACGAGCCGGTCAGCGAGACGCTGCGCGAAGCCGACCTGGCGGGGCCGCTGCGGGTGGACCGGTTCGCCAGCAACGAGGTGTCGGCCAACCAGATCCTCGGCAATTTCGTCGATCCCGGCGAGGGCTATCAGGGCATGCCGTTCACGACGCGGACCCTGCCCGGCGTCGACACCATCCGGCAGATGTCGATCGACCTGGCGTTCGTCACGAGCCGCAAGCGCGCCGACCGGATCGCCAGCATCATGCTCAACCGCGCCGGCGCCGAGCTCAGCGTCCAATGGCCGACCAACATCATGGGCCTGATGGTCAAACCGCTCAGCACGGTGATGCTGGACACCGACCGGCACGAGCTGTCGAATCCGGCGTTCAGCGTGAGGGGGTGGAACTTCACGCCCGATTTCAGCGTCAACCTGGTGCTGCGCGAGGAGAGCGCCGACTTCTACGATCCGCCGACGCCGGAGACGGTGACGCCGCCGCCGCGGATCGTGAAGCCCGATCCGATCGGCATGCCGACCGATGCCGGCAGCGTGTCGGTCACTCCGGGGGGCGGCATCTCGGCGACGACGGTCGCGGCCGCGATCACCGAGCTGGACAATGAGAAGGCGCCGAAGGCGAGCCCGATATTCACCGGCGTCGTCACCACGGCGGGCCAGATCGCGTTCCCGGCGACGGTCAACCCGTCGGCCGATCCGAACACGCTCGACGATTATGAGGAGGGGGCCTTCACGCCTTCCCTGCGCTTCGGCGGCGCATCGACCGGCATGACCTATGCCGAGCAGACCGGGCGCTACACCAAGGTCGGGCGGCAAGTGACGGCTCACACCCGCGTGCGTCTGTCCGCCAAGGGCAGCTCGACAGGCACGGCAACCCTAGCGGGCTTTCCGTTCACGACGGCCGCAGCGCTGCCCGGGGCGATCGCGCCGGCGCTGGCGGCGAACCTGACGACCGTCACCGATCCGATGATCGCGCTCGCGAACAATACGGCGATCGCGAGCCTCCTCGATTCGTCAGGAGGCGCGTTCGCCGTGCTCACCGACGCCGATTTCCAGAACTCGTCCGAGCTCTATTTCACCATCACCTACGACGCCGCCTGAGATCTTCATCCCGGCGCGCTGATCCCAAGGAAAACGCATGTCCGATTATGATTGGCCGGCGACGCTCGCGCGTTCGCCGTGGAGCGTCGCATTCTATCTCGAGACCCGAACGGGCGGATCGGAAAGCCCGTTCACCGGCGTCGCAAAGGTCTACAGGGGCTTCCCTGCCCGGTGGCGCGCCGTGCTCTCGATCCGCGGCGGCGACAATGACAAATGGGGCGATGCGGAATGGGCGCGCTACGGGCCCGAGCTCGACGCCTTCCTGTCGCGGCTCGACGGCCGCGCCAATCGGGTCCGCCTGTGGGACTTCCGCCGGGACGGCGCCGGATCGGCGCTGGTCAACGAGGCGATCCGTCGCGGCGACACCGAGGTGACCCTCTCCGGAGCCGAGCCGAAGGTGGGCGACTATATCGGCGGCGATGGGCGTCCTCACCATTTCACCACGGTGACGACGATGGGCGGCGGCCGCTACCGGTGTGAGATCGCGCCGGCGTTCAGCGACGACGTGGCCGCCGGTGCGGCTGTGTTCGAGCGGGTGACGGGCATCTTCAGGCAGGTAAGCGACGACCAGGGCCGGAACGTCAGCCCGTTCGGGCAGCTGACCAATTACGAACTGGAGTTCGTCGAGGACCTCGAACATTACAATCCGCGCTCGGTTTTCGCTGACGGCAGCAACGGGTTCCTGTTCGACTTCTCCAACCGTGGCAACCTCTATCGCACGCCCAGCTTCTCCGCACCCCTGACCGGGGTCGGCCAGACAGTAGGCTACGTCCGCGATCTCTCCGGCAACGACAACCATGCCGGGCAGGCCACCGTTTCCGAGCGGCCGACCTTTGATCTGTCGGAAGACGGCGTCCACGGCCTCTATTTCGACGGCGTCGACGATTTCCTCGACATCGCGACCACCGGCATGGTCTTCGATACGGATGGCGCGACCACGCTCGTCTTTGCAGTCAAGTTCATGCCGAACAACGAGGTCGGCCTACTCGCGCAAGTGATCTATGCCGAGAAAGGCACGACGGCGCTCTACTACTTGTCGACGGCTACCCTTCGCTCGCAGGCTCAGGACGATGACGCAAAC